AGAGATTGAATCATGGGATATTTGATTCATCTTATGCTATAAATTGGTCAGATTATAGAAATTGTGTCCTTTTAACTCAAGGAAATGATCTCAAAAAAATAGATACCAAAATACATAAGATAATCAATCTATGACTAGATTAGAAATAGTCGAATTTTATAGAAAGTATAAAACCCAAATCATTGCAGAAATGCAAGAGTATTTGGATCAACCATTAAAAAATATGGTTAAACTAGATAATAGCACTTATTTAGTAATCGAAGATGGAATAGAAGCAGAATACTATTTTAGAAAACAACAACTTACTCAAAATTATTTTCCAGATTCAGATGTATTCAAATATATTGATGATTCAACTAGAAATAATTATAATTTAAGTTGGAAATTTAGTGATACCACAAATAAAGAATTAAAAACTAGTAAAAATTTTCTTAGAGCATTGGCAAGTGGATTAAAAGTAGTGGTAGATTTTATATCTAATAATGAAGTGGATTCTATATCATTTGCACCAGCATCTAAAGGACATGAGAATTTATATTTTGGTAGTACTTTTGTAAATAGATTAAAAACACTATTAGGAGGAGAATATGATATTATTTTTAATAAAGATGACTCTCAAATAATTTTAGTCAATAAAAAAGTCTCTAAACTAAAACAAGCAGTTATAGAAAAAAGAGCTGCAATAACTAATTTAGAAGAATCAACTCTATATTGGAAATACCCTCTTTTACATTCAGATACGCCTTTAAATGTTAAAGTAAAAAATAAGATCAAAAAATCAGTTATAAAAAAACTTTATCTGAATTAGTGAACTGAAAATTTAGTTTTCTTAATATCAAATAATAGTATCACTTTATTGAAACATAAACGTTATATATGGATATTTCAATTATCAAACAAAAACTGTCTGCTTTACAAAATCCCCGAGGCGGACAAAAAAAAGACTTGTCTCTAACAATTTGGAGACCTGCTGTGGGTAAGCATTCTGTACGTGTAGTACCTTCTGCTTATAATAAGCAAAACCCTTTTAAAGAGGTTTTTATTCATTACGGAATCAATAACCGTACAATGATTTCGCCTACAAACTTTGGAGAAAAAGATCCAATTGTAGAGTTCGCACAAAGTCTTCGTAAATCAAAAGAAAAAGAAGACTGGTCATCTGCTAAGAAGCTTGAACCAAAAATGAGAATCTTTGCTCCAGTAATCGTACGTGGAGAAGAAGACAAAGGCGTTCGTCTTTGGGAATTTGGTAAACAAGTGTATATGGAACTTTTAGCATTCGCTGAAGATGAGGACATTGGTGATTTTACAGATCCTATTGTAGGTCGTGATATTACAGTTGAAACTTTGGATAAAGAAACTACTGGATTGATGTACAATACATCTAAAGTAAAAGTCAGAACCAAAACAACACCTTTATCAGAAGATGCTGCGAAAGTAAAAATATGGTTAGAGAATCAACCTGATCCTTTAACGCAATTCAAAAAGTATACATATGAAGATATGAAAGAGGCTTTATTGAAACATCTAAATCCTGAAGAAGAGCTTAAAGAACAAGCTGATTCAGTAGAAGCAAAACCAGATAATAAATCATCTGCATTTACTCTAAATACGAGTAAAGAAGCAATAGATACTAGTATCGATGATTTATTCAAATTAGATTAAATAATAGCCCCGAAAGGGGCTTTTTTAACCCCTTAAAATATGGCAAAAAAAGAATCATTAAATAGTACTATTTCTAGCGCTATAAAAGGTACAATTGACCTTGATAAATTTAAAAAAGGCAAGAACCTATCGGCTGGAGTAGTCTTTAAAGAGCAAAAGTGGATTCCATTAAGTTCAGCATTTCAAGATACGCTCCAGATTCCTGGAATTCCTATTGGACATATTACTCTATTAAGAGGACATTCCGATACAGGCAAAACTACAGCTCTGCTAGAAGCTGCGGTATCAGCTCAAAAGATGGGAATTTTACCTATTTTCATTATCACTGAAATGAAATGGGATTGGACTCATGCTAGAGCAATGGGATTTCAATTCGAAGAAATAGGAAACGAAGATGGTGAGATTGTAGATTATAAAGGATTCTTTTTATATGTAGATAGAGAGAAGTTAAATTCCATAGAAGACGTATCTGCATTCATAGCTGATATATTAGATGAGCAGAAGCGTGGTAATCTACCATATGATATTTGCTTCTTCTGGGATTCAGTAGGTTCTATTCCTTGTAGAATGAGTTTAGAGAAATCTACAAATAACAATGAGTGGAATGCAGGAGCCATGTCTCAACAGTTTGGTAACTTTATCAATCAGCGTGTAGTTTTATCTAGAAAAGCCAGTCAACCTTATACTAATACGCTAGTAGCAGTAAATAAAGTTTGGGTAGCTAAACCTGATATGCCTATGGGTCAACCAACACTTAATAATAAAGGAGGAAATACAATGTATTTTGACTCTTCATTAGTAGTAACATTTGGTAATATTGCAAGAGCTGGAACTAATAAGATAAAAGCGACAAAGAATGGTAAAGACATTGAATTCGCTAAACGAACTAGAATAAGTTGCGATAAGAATCACGTTACAGGAATCACATCAGTTAACAAAGTGATTATGACTGTTCATGGATTTATCAAAGATGATAAGAAAGATCTTGAAGATTACAAGAAACAGTATTCAAATGAATGGGTTAAAATCTTAGGATCAACTTCATTTGATGTTGTTGAAGAAGAAGAGACATCATCTCCTAGCATTTATGATAATGAAGATTAATGAAAGACAGCTATAAAAAAATATTTGATTCACTAAAAGATGAGAAAGAAGACTTGACTTTAAACAGTCGAGTCTTAATCATCGACTCACTAAATATATTCTTAAGAGCCTTTTCTGCTATAGGATGGGTTAATAAAGATTTACATCATATAGGTGGTCTAACTGGTTTTCTACGTTCTTTAGGATATGTAATAAAATTAGTTAGACCAACTAGAGTGATATTAGTTTTCGATGGAAAAGGATCATCAACAAATAAAAGATATGTTTATTCAGAATATAAAGCAAACCGTGGAATCAATAGGATTACGAATTGGGATACTTTTGATTCGCAACAGGACGAATCTGAAGCTATTAGAAACCAAATTGTTCGTCTTATTGAATACCTTAAAGAACTTCCTGTTGATCTTATTGTTGTAGATAAAGTAGAAGCCGATGATGTTATAGGATATATAACTAATAAACTAAGTGGAGAAATAACTATAATGTCATCAGATAGAGATTATCTTCAATTAGTAAATGATAAGATCACTATATATTCTCCAACAAAGAAGAAGTTCTATGATAGAGAGTTAGTACTTAAAGAGTATGGTATAACGCCTAAAAACTTCTTAACACAAAAAGTACTGTTAGGAGATTCAGGAGATAATGTACCAGGCGTTAAAGGATTAGGAATTAAGACGCTATTAAAACACTTTCCTGAATTGGGTTACGAGAAAGAAATCAGTATCGATGACATATTAGAGAAGTGTGAACAGGTTACAAAAGTCAAAATACTAACAGCTATTAAGAATTATGAGTATCAATTGAGAATCAATAAGAAATTAATGGATTTAAAAGATCCTAATATTCCAGAAGAATCTCAAGACGAAATAAATAGTGTCATACTTAATGCAAATAAGCATTTCGATTCACAAAAATTTATCAGATTATATAATGAAGACAAATTAGATAATTCTATTCCTAATCTTCAAATGTGGTTATTCTCAAGTTTTAATGAATTGCGTAAGTATACAGTTTAAAAATATATAAAAAGTTATGTCAACAATAAATACATTACACACCTATGGTCAATCTTTTCAAGTTAAAGTTATTTCAAGTCTTTTAAAACACAAAGAGTTTTTACAAGGCATATATGATGTATTAGATGTAGAAATGTTTGATAATCCAGCACATAAGTGGATTATAACAGAGATACTAAGATACTTCTATAAATATCATACTACACCTTCTACAGATTCATTACAAGTAGAAGTTAAGAAAATCAATAATGAAGTCCTAAAGATCAGTGTAATAGAACAGCTTAAAGAGTCTTTAAAAGCCTCAAATGAAGACAGAGAATATATTGAACATGAGTTTAGTGCATTCTGTAGAAATCAACAGATTAAAAAAGCCATTCTAAATTCAGTTAGTCTTTTAGAGCAAGGCAAATATGAAGACATCAAATATATGATGGATTCAGCTTTAAAAGCTGGACAAGAAAAGTCAATAGGTCATGAATATGAGAAAGATATAGAGACTAGATATAGAGAACAAGAAAGATCTCCAGTTCCTACTCGTTGGCCACATATTAATGAACTACTTATGGGTGGTTTAGGATTCGGAGATTTAGGTCTGATATTTGGAAATCCTGGAGGAGGTAAATCATGGATGCTTGTAGCACTCGGCGCAGAAGCCGTAACAAGAGGATTCACTGTTAATCACTATACTCTTGAATTATCAGAATATTATGTAGGAAAGAGATATGATTCACTATTCACAGGAATTGATGTACAAAATGTGCATAAGCATAGATTAGCAATTGAAGAAGCAGTAGCTAAATTACCTGGCAAATTGGTTATTAAAGAATTCCCAATGGGAAAAACAAATATCCATGCCATTGAATCGCATATTCAAAAGTGTAGAGATTTAGGATTCGCTCCTGATTTAGTTATTATCGATTATGTTGATCTTCTAAAGAGTAAAACAAAGTCTATTGATCCAAAAGATGCAATTGATGACGTGTATACAGCAACTAAAGGAATGGCAAGAGAATTAAAAGTACCAGTTTGGACTGTATCTCAAGTAAATAGAGCTGGTGCAAAAGATGATGTTATTGAAGGAGACAAAGCAGCAGGATCTTATAATAAGATGATGATTGCAGATTTTGCAATGTCACTATCCAGAAAGCGTCAGGACAAAGTCAATGGAACAGGCCGTATGCATATTATGAAAAATAGATATGGCGCAGACGGAATGACATATGCAGCAAAGATAAATACTAGTAATGGAAATATAGAGATAAGTCCTGACAGTATGAATGATGATGAATTGACATTTGACACTCCAAATCAAACATCAGGATCAAAATCATTCGGAAGTACCTTTGATTCAGACGAAAGAGCCCACTTAGTAAACAAATTTTTTGAATTACAAAGTCCTAAAAACTAATAATACCGTATATTTATTAAAAAAATAGATGATATGACAAAATTTATAATCGACCTGTATAATACGTCTCAAAAAGATAACGGTATTAGACCTACACAAACACCTGTTAAGTATGTTTACATACTTAATCAAGCTAAAGTAAGTAATCAGTATTTTGCAGCTAAATATGCTGGTACTACAGTTACTCCAGGTAGCTAAAAAATAAAACTAAATAGTTGTTTTCATAATGGACAATAAAGTCTAGGACAATTCTATTTTCAAAATTTCAAATAAGTTATATAAACCACTATGAGCAGACTATTTACAAAAAGGATAAATATACTTCCTTACGATTATCCTTCGCTATTAGCGTACAAAGACGCAATCAGACACTCATATTGGATAGATACTGAGTACAACTTCACCACAGACATAAACGATTTTCACGTTAACATCACACAAGACGAAAGAGAAGTCATAAAGAGAACGATGTTAGCTATTGCTCAAATAGAAGTAAACGTTAAGACTTTCTGGGCAGATATGTATAAGAGAATGCCAATCACAGAAATAGGTGATGTAGGTATGACATTTGCAGAATCAGAAGTTCGACATAAAGATGCATATGCAAGACTGCTAAGAATTCTAGGATTAGAAGAGGAATTTAGAACTGTAATAGAAATTCCAGCAATCAAAGATCGCATCAAGTACTTAAATAAGTATTTGGATGGAACTAGAAGCGAAGACAACAAGATGTACACCAAATCAGTACTTTTATTTTCTCTGTTCATAGAGCACGTTTCTCTGTTCTCTCAGTTCTTAATCATGATGTCTTTCAATAAACAGAAGAACATTTTTAAAGGCATATCAAATGTGGTAGAAGCTACTTCAAAAGAAGAAGACATTCACGGTAATTTTGGTGCAGAAATCATTAACATCATAAAGCAAGAGAATCCTGATTGGTTCGATAAAGACTTCGAAAAACTAATCGATTCAGCTTGTAAAAAAGCTTACAAGGCTGAGTGCAAGATATTAGATTGGATATTTGAAAAGGGTGAACTGGATTTCTTATCAAAAGAAACCATCCAGAATTTTATAATGAATAGATTCAATAATTCATTGAACAAAATTGGAATGAAACCTATTTTTGAAGTAGACGCAGTTGAAATTGAAAAGACCAAATGGTTTGACATAGAGACTACTTCAACTAAAGAAGGCGATTTCTTTTACAAGAAGCAAATTGACTATAGTAAAAAGCAAAAAGCAATCACAGAAGACGATCTATTTTAAATTATTTATTATGATTAAACTTAAATCCATATTAAATGAAATAATAAAAGCTAGTGACGCACATAGAGATGAAAGTGCTATACAGACAGTCATAGATGGCAAAAGAGATGTAGGATTCATTACTCTAAAAGGTACCACTATGAATATAGATGAAACAGAATTTAAACAATTAATTAAAAAAAATAAATTAAAATCATTAAAAGTTCCATCTAATGAATATAATGCATTTATTTATTATAGAGCAGGAGCTGAAGATAAAGCAAAAGAATTACTAGATATAGCCGAAAAAAATGGTGGTTATTTAGCCTGGGATGCAACAGAGGAAGATAGTCGTCGTATTGGTGAATTATTAGGATATGAAAAAGACGATATAGATTGGTATATTAATAAAAATTATAAAAAATAAAAAAGTTGGTATATATGAGATACTCAGACTATTATTGGTTAAATGAAGACGCTAGAACTTTCTTATCCAGAGGCTATATCACAGAATCAGCAGAGCAAAGAATAAAAGATATTGCACAAAAAGCAGAAGAGTATCTTAACATAGAAGGATTTGCCGCAAAGTTTGAAGACTATATGGCAAAAGGCTACTATACACTATCTACTCCTGTGTGGATCAATTTTGGTAAAAATAAAGGGCTTCCAATTTCCTGTTATGGATCAAATATAGATGATTCTTTAGATAGTATTCTTAATGCTGCTAGAGAGATCGGAATGATGTCTAAATATGGTGGAGGCACATCTGCTTATTTAGGAAACATAAGACCAAGGGGAACTGAAATATCAACAGGTGGTAAAGCTGATGGACCAGTACATTATGCTAGATTATATGATACAGCTGTAGATGTGTGTAAACAGAGCGAAGCAAGACGAGGAGCGTGTGCTATATACTTACCAATAGAACATGCAGACATCAATGAATTTCTTGACATAGGAACTGAAGGTAATCCCATTCAAAACTTACAGTATGGAATTACAGTTGGAGATGAGTGGTTGAAAGACATGAAAGCTGGTGATGCAAATAAGAGAAAAGTATGGGCAAAAGTAATCCAACGTAGAAGCGAATTTGGTTTTCCCTACATTATGTTCAAAGACACAGCTAATAACAACAGCCCATATAAAGAACTAGGACTTGAAATTACAGCATCAAATCTCTGTTCAGAAATCATGTTACCAACAAATAGTGAAGAGTCATTTGTTTGTTGTATTGGATCTATTAATCTTTTGCATTGGAATGAAATGAAAGAGACAGATGCAATTGAAGTCTATACTCAATTCTTAAATGCAGTATTAGATGAGTTTATTGCAAAGGCATCTAATCTAGCAGGAATGAAAAGAGCTAAGAGATTTGCAGAAAAACACAGAGCAATTGGAGTTGGAGTTTTAGGTTATCACTCTTTCTTATTAGCCAATAAAATTTCGTTTGAATCACTTCAAGCGAAACAGTATAACAGTGCTATATTTAAAACCCTAAAAGAAAAAACGGATTCTGCTTCTCAAGCCTTATATGAATATAATCCACAAAAGTACAAATCAATTAGACCTGGATTTGCAAATTCTACTCTAATTGCTATTGCTCCTACAAAGTCGTCTTCTTTTATTTTAGGACAAGTTAGTATGGGAGTTGAACCTATTAAGTCAAACTACTTTATTAAGGATCTTGCTAAGATTAAAGTAGTATATAAGAATCCACATTTAGTTGAAGAATTAGAAAAATGGGGTTTAAACACAGAAGAAGTATGGGACAGCATTCTTAAAAAAGATGGATCAGTTCAACATTTACACTTTCCTACAAAAGATGTATTTAAGACCTTCTTAGAGATTTCTCCAAAAGAGATCATTTTACAAGCTGCACAAAGACAGCAATACATAGATCAGTCTCAAAGTATAAATCTTATGATTCATCCTTCAATATCAGCAAAGGACATTAATCAACTTTATTTATATGCTCATGAAGAGGGAATCAAAACACTTTATTACCAGTATTCTCAGAATTCAGCTCAGGCTTTTTCTAGAAATATATTAGAATGTGTTAATTGTGAAGCTTAATCCTTAATGTGTTGATATTTATTCATATATACTAGCAATGGCCATAAGAATACACCAATTACCTAAAGCTGAATCATTAAAAGATAATGATTTATTTATTACAGTTAAAGATGGTATCACATCGCATATAAAATTTGTAGATCTAGTAAACGCAATACCTACAGCTTCGATATTTCCTTATAGTGGATCAGTTCAAATTACTGGTCATGTAAGTATAACTGGTTCTTATGAACAAGGTAATAATACTTCGGCACTAGATCTCTATTCGCATGCTGAAGGTGAAAAGACAAAAGCAACCGGTGCAGCATCTCATGCAGAAGGCTATAAAACCCTAGCACAAGGAGATCATTCTCATGCAGAAGGCAAAGAAACTCAAACATTTGATAATTATGCTCACGCAGAAGGTGGATTTACAGTAGCTGCTGGACCATATTCGCATGCAGAAGGACAAAACACAAAAGCAGTTAGACCAGCTTCACACGCAGAAGGTCAAAATACTGAAGCTAATGGATATGCATCACACACAGAAGGCTTTTATACCATTGCACAAGGAGACTATCAACATGTACAAGGTCAATGGAATCAACCATCTATAATCCAATCAGCATTCATAGTAGGTAATGGAACAGATGAAGCTAATAGAAGTAATCTAATCTTAGCAGCAGGAAATCAAGTTCAAATAAAAGGCACATTAGAGGTAAGTCAAGTTATTTCATTGGAATCATTAGATCCACTTCCAACAACTGGAATAAAACTAGGATCATTCGCAAATTCAGGTTCAGGAGAAGATATAAAGCCTTATTTTTGGAATGGTGTCACTTGGACACCTCTATTCTAACATTACTTGATATTTATTCATGTAAATGAATAATCAGTAATGGCTAATGTAAAAATATCTCAATTACCTCAAGTAACGACTGTAATACCTAGTGACATATTCGCTACTGTTAAAGATGCCACAACATCAAAAATATCTTTAGAAGATGTAGCAAGAAGCATGCCTACGGTATCTTCTTCTATATCTGCTTCATATGCTTTAAATTCAACTAATGCGTATTTATCTGATTTTGCTCAAACTGCATCATACGCGGCTTCAGCTTTAAGTTCATCATATGCTCAAATTGCATCATATAGTATATCTAGTTCTTATAGTTTAAGTTCATCTTTAGCTCAAACTGCTAGTTATGCTTTAACAGCTTCTTCAGCTGACAACTTCTTTGTAAGACAAGACATCACAGCTTCTAATGCACTATTTACTGGTACAATCACAGCTCAGACTCTTAATGTACAGTTTATAACTGCTTCTACAGAACTAGTAACAGGTTCTAGTAAATTTGGAACTCTGTCTACTAACACACACCAATTTACTGGAAGTGTAAGCATCAGTGGTAGTTTGAATGTTGTAGGATCAACTACAATTACTAATCTAACAGCTTCTGTTTTTGGAACTTCAAGCTGGTCACAGAACTCTGTAACAGCTTCCTATGTAACTGGTTCGATATTCACTTCAACAAATCCTGCTCTTAGTGCATCGTATGCTTTAAGTTCATCTTATTCATTAAATACATTAAGTGCGTCATACGCATTAACAGCAAGTTATGCTCTTAATAGTATACCAGCTTTTCCATTTACAGGCTCTGCTCAAATAACTGGTAGCTTAGGAATAACAGGTAGTACACGTATTGTTGGATCTTTAGTTAATGGAGAAAATATATCTACTATTGGACAATTTGCTCACTCTGAAGGTGAATATACATATGCCATAGGTAATTGGTCTCATGCTGAAGGTTCATTTACGTCTGCCAGTGGACAATCTTCACATGCTGAAGGAACTGGCACAAAAGCAATAGGTGGTTGGTCACACGCAGAAGGTCAAATAACTCGCACTGAAGGACAATCAGACCATGCAGAAGGATTTGGTTCAATATCTAAAGGATTTGGATCTCATGCAGAAGGCTTTTTTACTGTCGCCATCGGAGCATCATCTCATGCAGAAGGTCATTTAACTTCAGCAAGTGCAGAATCTTCTCATGCTGAAGGTAATGCTACTCAAACTCTTGGATCATATTCACACGCAGAAGGTTTGGGTACAATTACATTAGCATCTTACCAACATGTTCAAGGTCAATATAATCAAACTTCATCAATTGAATCAGCTTTCATAATAGGAAATGGAACAAGCAATTCTCTAAGAAGTAATTTAGTTTTTGCTAGTGGATCTCAATTTCAAATAACAGGATCTCTACAAGTTAGTGGTTCAATAACTGGTTCTTTATTTGGCACTGCTTCAAATGCTATAAGCGCTTCGTATTCTAATATAGCAGCGTATGCTCTGAATGCTGGAGCAGCTCCAATATTTCCATTTACTGGATCAGCCATAATAACAGGATCTTTAATAGTTACTGGTTCAGTTAGTTCAACAAGCGGATTCACAGGTAGTTTATTTGGAACAGCTTCCTATGTAACAGGTTCAATATTTACTTCAACTAATCCAGCTCTTTCAGCTTCGTATGCTTTAAGTTCTTCTTACAGCTTATCTAGTTCTCTAGCACAAACTGCAAGTTCAGTTGGAAACTTAACTCAAAACGTAACTATAACTGGAAGTCTTTTTGTATCAAGCTCAATAGTCTTAACACCTTCTGGATCCATATCAGTTGTATCTGGGTCAATCACAGCATTAAGATTCACTGGTTCTCTATTTGGAACTGCTTCTTATGTAACAGGATCTATTCATACTTCAACTAATCCAGCATTATCAGCTTCATATGCTTTAAGTGCTTCTTATGCTTTAAGTTCTTCTTACAGCTTATCTAGTTCTCTTGCTCAAACTGCAAGTTTTGTTGGAAACTTAACACAAAACGTAACTATAACTGGAAGTCTTTTTGTATCAAGCTCAATAGTCTTAACTGCTTCTGGATCTATATCAGTTGTATCAGGATCAATTACAGCATTACGATTCACAGGAAGTTTATTTGGAACTGCTTCTTATGTAACAGGATCTATTCATACTTCAACTAATCCTGCTTTATCAGCTTCATATGCTTTAAGCTCTTCTTATAGTTTGTCTAGTTCTTATGCTTTAACAGCTTCCTATGTAACAGGATCCATATTTACTTCAACTAACCCAGCTCTTTCAGCTTCGTATGCTTTAAGTTCTTCTTACAGTTTGTCTAGTTCTCTAGCTCAAACAGCTTCATTAGCTTTAAGAGCAAGCGGTAGTTTAACTGGCTCTCTATTAGGAACAGCAAGCTGGTCACAGAATAGTTTAACAGCTTCTTCAGCTGACAACTTCTTTGTAAGACAAAACATCACAGCTTCTAATGCACTATTTACAGGAACTATAACTGCCCAAACTCTTAATGTTCAATACATAACTGCTTCTACAGAATTAGTAACAGGTTCTAGCAAATTTGGAACGCTATCTACTAATACGCATCAATTCACAGGAAGTGTAAGCATCAGTGGTAGTTTGAATGTTGTAGGAGCTGCTACAATTACAAATCTAACGGGTTCCTTATTTGGAACTGCTTCTTATGTAACTGGTTCAATATTTACATCAGCAAATCCAGCATTATCTGCTAGTTATGCTTTAACTGCTAGTTATGCGTTAAATAGTGCAGGAGCTATTGCAGGAAGCGGTACTACTAATTATATACCTAAGTTTACTCCTAATGGAACTACTTTAGGTAATTCAGTAATCTATGATGATGGTACAAATGTTGGTATTGGTACAAGTTCCCCATCTTCAAAATTAAATGTCTTTGTAGGTAATATATCTGGGCCAACACTGGGCTCTCCAACAGCTCAATCATTTTCTATACTAGGTGGTAGTAATGCTTATGGTTTAGTAGTGGGTGTATCAGGTACAGGGGATACATGGTTTCAGTCCCAGAGGGTAGATACTGATACATCTGTATATAATTTCATACTTCAGCCTTCTGGTGGTAATGTTGGTATAGGAACTACTTCACCAGCATATAAATTAGATGTAAACGGTGCTATAGCATCAAACCAAGCAACCTCCGCATTAATTCGTTCAATAAGCGGAACTAGACAAATAACTCTTACTGCTGTAGCGGCAGATGCTAATTACATTGAAACAAGTGGTGCCGCGCTTTATTTTGGAACAGTAGATGGTAATCCTATCTATATTCGTGCTAATTCTTCTATAGCTGTTACAATAAATAGCTCTGGTAATGTTGGTATAGGTACTACTTCACCAGCATATAAATTAGATGTTAGTGGTAGTGCTAGAGTAACAGCGTCATTAGCAGTTGGTGACATAACTCCTAGCGCAACTATTGGTAGAATAGATGCTTCAAATGATGTAGTTGCATTTAGTACATCTGATAGCAGATTAAAAACTAATGTAACTCCTATAATAAATGCTATAGATAAAATACAACAAATAAGCGGTGTGCATTTTGATTGGATTTCAAATCAAGAAGTACACGGATTTGAAGGTCATGACGTAGGAGTAATAGCACAAGAAATAGAATCAGTACTACCAGAAATAGTAACTACTCGAAATAACGGATACAAAGCAGTTAAATACGAAAAGTTGGTACCTCTTTTAATCGAAGCAATTAAAGAGCAACAAAAACAAATAGATGAATTACGTGAGATAATAAAACTAAAATAATTTATGCCAATTCCTAATTCTGGACCCATTTCTATGAGTCAGTTTAATACCATATTGGGTAGATCTCTCAATGCACAAAATTCTTTTTTAGCTAATGGTCAAACTCCTACAGATCCTGGATTATTTTGGTTAGCTAGTCAAAGTGGAAGTATTAATACTACATTTCCACATGCAATGAGTGAATGGTATGGATATGATGTTATTAGTATTGTTGGAAATTTAGTAATGGCTGGAGATTTTTTGACATATTCTGGCTCTTCAAATAATGATATAGTAAGAATAAATACTGATGGAACTAAAGACACTAGTTTTAATATTGGAACAGGAACTAGTGGAGTCATATATTCAATTATCCAACAATCAGATGGTAAAATAGCAGCTGCCGGCACATTTACTTTATATTCTGGTTCTTCAAATAATAATATAGTAAGAATAAATACTGATGGAACTAAAGACACTAGTTTTAATATTGGAACAGGATTTAATGGTACCGTATATTCAATTATCCAACAATCTGATGGTAAAATAGTAGCCGGTGGATCATTTACTACGTATTCTGGAATACCATCTAGTAATATAGTAAGAATAAATACTGATGGAACTAGAGACACTGGTTTTAATATTGGAATAGGAACTAATGGCACAGTCAGATCAATTATTCAACAATCAGATGGAAAATTAGTAGTTGTAGGACAATTCTCTAATTATTCTGGTTCTTCAAATACAGCAATAGTAAGAATAAATACTGATGGAACTAAAGACACTAGTTTTAATATTGGAACAGGATTTGGTGGTCAAACATTTTCAATTACACAACAATCAGATAGTAAACTAATAGTGGGTGGAGCATTTAGTAGTTATTCTGGTTCTACAAGTAATTACATAGTAAGAATAAATACTGATGGAACTAAAGACACTAGTTTTAATGTAGGCGTTGGAGCAGGATTTAATAATACTGTATATTCAATTATCCAACAATCTAATGGTAAAATAGTAGCTGGCGGTGCATTTACTACATATTCTGGCTCTTCAAATAATTACATAGTAAGAATAAATACTGATGGAACTAAAGACACTAGTTTTAATATTGGAACAGGATTTAATGCTAATGTACTTTCAATTATCCAACAATCTGATGGAAAAATTATTGCTGGAGCAAATTTTAATACATATTCTGGTTCTATAAATAGTGGATCAGTAAGAATAAATACTGATGGAACTAAAGACACTAGTTTTAATATTGGAACAGGATTTAGTAATACTATATATTCAATTGTACAACTCAAATAATCACTAAAAACATAAATTTCTATATCATTTCAAAATCAAGTATATTCAAATTATGAGTAATAATGAATCGAAAGGATTCGGTGATACTATATACAAAATCACTCACTTTTTGCATTTAGATAGATTGGCTAAAAAAGTAGCTAAACTGTTTAACAAAGAAGACTGTGGTTGTCAAAGAAGAAGAGATCAATTAAATAAAATTATACCATACAAAAACGATAAAAACCAGTTATGAAATTAGACGATTTTGAAAAGCTTAGAGTAAAGTTAGAAGTATTTAAATTAGAAAAGAACTTCTTTGCTCTGAATAAAGTTCTGTATTACTTTTCATTTTTAGGTAATATATTCTTAGTATACTTTGGATATTTCTTTATTAAGTCCACTGTTGATGGACTTCCAAGTTTGTTTCCATATCAAAATGAATTCTTAGCTATTTTCATAGCTCTTTTCTTAGTAGGATATGAATTAACTAAACGATTCGTTATCGAACAAACTATTGTATCCGCAATACAAGTAAAAAGATTTACTATGGGTTTATTCTCAGCTGCAGTAGTCTCTTTAATATTGATAGCAGGATCATTTTATCTGTCTTTAAACGGAGCACACAGACTTATAGACACTACTGAGACGGTACAATCTGCGATACAAGACAAAACAAATGTTCAAATAGTTGAGTTAGAGAAAAAGCATGCTGATAGAATAGCTCTATTTAATAGAGATATTGATAACTATCAATCAAGAATAAATAAAGTCATAGAAACAGCTGATGGCAGATCACTATATAAATCTGAAAGAGCAACTATAAAAGATTGGGAAAATCAAATAGCAAAATTGAGAGAAGAGATAAAAACAGAAGACAAAGCTCTAGAAGAAAAGACTTCTAAAGTTGAGACAAAAAACCTATCTTCATCAGAATCCAAATTAGATAAAGTTCAAGAAAATGATCAAGCATTCGTATTCATGACTTTCTTTTTAGAGTTCATTATTATCTTAGGAGTAGGATTCAATGCATACTATTTATTAGGTTCATATGATGAAACCAAGAAGCTCCTTGATACACCCAAGTATCGCCAGATGAACACTAATCTGAAGCTGTTAAAACTATATTATCAGAATGGTAAGAAGCAATCAGGAGATATGGCCATATCAGCAAATAAGTTCTATAATCTAGTTAAGTCAGAGAAAATCCAAAGCAATCAATTAGAAGTAAAGAACTTTGTGGTACTTGCTGCAGAATTGGAAATCACAAAAGAAGCAGAAAATAAGAGAAAGAGATTCGCAGTGAACTATGAAGAGGCTAAGAAGATGATGATGAAAGAGATAGAACTCTAAATTTAAATAGTTGATTTAGTAAAATTATTAGTAAATTAAGGTTATGATGCAAAATAAAAATTATATCACTGTTGACACATTAGATAAGTTAAAAGATTTAATACTTAAAATTAAATCTGCTGATCTAATTGCTTATGATACAGAAACAACTGGTTTAAATACTAGAAAAAGCAAAATCATTGGATTTTCTATTTCAACTGAAATAGGAAATGGCTATTATATGCCAACAATGATATTTAAAAATGGTGAGCTTAAAGACTTTGAAATAGAAGGTAGATTAGCTCATGAATTAGCTAAAAAAACTATAGCACTATTAGTAGGTAAAAAGTTGATAATGCATAATGCATCATTTGACTGTAGAATTACTAAAAGTAACTATAGTGTAGATCTTCTATCTAGTCTTTATGCAGATACTATGTTATTAGTGCATACAGTAAAAGAAGAAGGCGCAGGCTTTGCATTTGGTAGTCCATTTGGACTTAAATCAATTGCCAAAATGATTCAGTCTGAATTAGGATTAGACGTAGAAAAAGCAGCAAATGAAGAGCAAGTAGAACTAAAAGATTCTATCAAAGCAAATGGTGGAACAGTAACTAAAGAGAACTATGAAATTTGGAAAGCTGATTTACCTATTTTATCAAAATACGCCGCAGCTGATACTGACTTAACGCTTAGAATCTATCATCATTTCATCAAAGTACTCTATTCAGAAGGACTTGAAGATTTCTTCTTTAATGATGAGGTTATGCCTTTATATAAAGAGGTGACTATTCCTATGGAAGAGTCTGGTGTTAAACTAGATATGGAGCTCATTAAGAAAGCCCAGATTGATATTGAAAACAAGCTTAAAGAATATCAATTAACAGTAATGAACACATTCCTGAAGATGTCTAAAGTTAAGGAGTGGATTATATTCAAAGCCTTAGAAGCATATCCTGCAAATAACAAAGGAACATTCGCTCAAGAGCTTGCTAAAGAAATGGATTTACCGTTAGCCAAATCAGAAAAGACAAGCAAGTATAATCTAAATAACAGCTCAATAGTCAGATTACCTGAATCTAATATCAAACATTTCTTATTACAAGGTGATGCTGGTATTTTAGATAAGGAGCTAATTATGAAAATCTCACTTAGACTATGGAAGCAAGACAACAACGGTGAGTTCTTCAATATACAATCAAAAGATCAGTTAGCAGAAATAGTATTTGGAGCATTAGGTGTAAAAGCCAAATCTCTAACTAAAACTGGAAAGCCACAATTTGATGATGATGTAATTCAAGAGCTTGCAGAAAAGCATGAATGGGCGAATCATCTACGAGTCTATAATAAGCTACTAAAAATCAAATCAACCTATATTGAAAGATTCTTAGAAGGAGAAGAGAATGGCAGATATTATTTCTCATATAAACAACATGGAACTGTTTCAGGCAGATATGGATCTGATGCTCAACAGTTGCCTAGACCGAAAGAAGAAGGAGATGCAGATCCAACTGTAATTGAGTATAATAACTTAGTCAGAGCTTTCTTTATACCTGAACAAGGCAATATGTTTATTGACTGTGACTATGAATCTCTTGAACCACACACATTTGCCCACGTATCAGGTGATGAAGGTCTTAAAGACATCTTTAGAAATAACTGGGATTTCTATTCTACTATTGCTATCAAAACCGAGAAACTCACACAGTATTCTCCAGATAAAAAAGCAGATAACTTCTTACGTAAACTAGAACCTAAAATAAGAAATAAAGCCAAAGCATATGCATTAGGTATTCCTTATGGAATGGGAGCTTATGCATTAGGTAAGACACTTGAAATTCAAACTAAAGAAGCAAAGAAGCTAGTAGATGGATACTTAAATGGATTTCCGCAACTTAAAGAGTGGATGGAAAGATCTAGAAATCAAGCTAGAACATTAGGATATGTAAAGACTCAAGTAGGCAGAGTAAGACACTTACCAAAAGTAAAAGAGATCTATGAAACTATTGGTGATGCACTACTTGATTGGAATACTAAAAAAGACTTAGAACGTGAATATGGAGTAGAGAACATTAAAAGCTTAGCAAGAGATTATGTTAATGGACTTAATAATAGTGTAAATTATCAAATTCAAAGTTTAGCGGCTTCAATAGTTAATAGAGCCGCATTAGCTATAAATAGAGAATTGAAAGCGAAAGGCATTAAAGGTCTTGTTATTGCGCAAATCCACGATCAGTTGATTATAGAAGTAGATTATGATAATAAAGAGGAAGTAGCTAGTATAGTTCAAAAATGTATGGAGAACACAACTAAATTAAGCATAGAACTTAAAGCTCCTCCAACAATTGCTGTGAACTTTCGTGATGGACATTAGCAATTTATAGATATTTATTAGTATGATCAAACTAGCAGACATACATAAACAACTAAAAGAAATAAAATTAGAACCAAGAAGATCTCCTGAAGATCGTCAAAAAAATCTTTTAAGAATAACTCAAAAAAAGATTGCAGATTATATCAAAAATGGTGATCAAGGAGATCTTGATTTATCTGGCACTCCAATAACTCAACTTCCTCAAGGATTAAAAGTTGGAGGAGATCTTTATTTACATGGTACTTCAATAACCCACCTTCCTCAAGACTTACAAGTTGGAGGAAATCTTAATTTACATGGCACTCCAATAACCCAACTTCCTCAAGGATTAAAAGTTGGAGGCTATCTTTATTTATATGATACTCCAATAACCCAACTTCCTCAAGGATTAAAAGTTGGAGGAAGTCTTGATTTACAAGGCACTCCAATAACACAACTTCCTCAAGGATTAAAAGTTGGAGGAGATCTTTATTTACGCGGTACTAAACTAACTCAACTTCCTCAAGACTTACAAGTTGGAGGCTATCTTGATTTACGTGGTACTAAACTAACCCAACTTCCTCAAGGATTAAAAGTTGGAGGAAGTCTTTATTTAGGTAATACTAAAATAACCCAACTTCCTCAAGACTTACAAGTTGGAGGAAGAATATATCAATAAAAACTAAAAACTATGAACTTACTTGCAAATTATAAAATACTAAGAGAGCACAAAAATTTCATAAAAGAAAATATTAAAGATGCAAAAGCCATGCTTGCAGCAGGGAAGCTTTCTAAAGAAGATCTTGAATTAATAATAAAAGCTGCACCAGATGCTAAATATATAGGATGGATGGCTAAAGTCTTAGTAAATGAAAAACCTAATTTAGATGATTTAAGAAATACAGTAGAAGAATTTCATATTTTTGCAACTAAAGGAAAAACAAGTGTAAAAGACATATATGCATTCAAGAAATTTAAAGATCTTAAAAAAGAAGTAGATAACATAAATAATTCTGGAGAATCTTTATCAAATAAAGAATTAGAATCTGATTATGAAACTATTGTTGATGATAAAGATATGCTAATAATGGTTCCACATACACATGAAGCTTCTCGTAAATTAGGTCTTTCTAAATTTGCTTTTAGAGATTGCAGAGAAGGTGGAAAAGATTCTGCTTGGTGTACAACTTATAAAGCTCCTGATCACTTTGATAATTATTATTATGCTAATAATGTTACATTTTATTATATAAGAGTAAAATCTGAAGATATTATATCACAACTTAAAAAGGCATTTCCTGGAAATTGGAAAAATATGGTTGTAGTAGCATTAGCTGTTTTAAAAAATAACAGAATAGATGGATATGACGGTTTAGATACACAAATGACAAAAAAAGAAATCGCAGTCTACATGAAAATATTAAATTTAACAGT